CAATAAGTTATGAATTAACGTTTTTGTGTTAATAAAATAAGTGGTGCATTATGTGGAAATAAAGGGAAAGTTCTGCATAACTTTGCAACATGAGTTTGCGTTATAATAGATATAAAGTAAAAAGTGGTATTCATACTGGGCTGGGGTTTGGTAACAATTGGCAACATTTAGTTAACAACTTGTCTCTAGTCAGAGATTTATTTAAAACGGTTTTTTATTTTCCAAGCCCGCAATTTTGTCTAACTAATCCTTCCCCTACGAAACAGGATTGTAATTCTAAGGGGGGTGAGTAAAAGAATTAAGCTAAATAAAGGAATAGTTAAGAGTGGTAAATACTACGAGGTATATATCAATCACACAACCTATAGACTGAGCTCTAAGAGAGCAGCAAAAGACTTTCTTAGGGGTGTAGATAACTACTTAAATTCTCAATTCAGTTTATTAAACATCAATCTTATAAGTACCTACGGATCTTATAGACGTATGGCTAGCTATCTAGAGCCTTACGACCTACATGCTATCAGATTACAGATTAAAGAAGTAGAGAATGCTATAGAGCTCACCTTTACGCGCTGCGAGTGGGAGAATTTTGGAAGTCTCTCATTTGACAAGTTAGGGGTTTCTATTGATATTCTAATAGGAATACTAAAGCGCATGGAAAGCATAGGAGCGCAAAAGAAGTACACGATAATCGCAGCAGAAGCTAGAGCTATTATAACAGCCTGTGAGCTTCAGATAATAGCTGCTAAAGAGTTTGACTTCAGCAATAAAAAGCACAAAGCAAATAACGGAAAAGTAATTGAGATTAATAAAAAAATAATAAACTTTAAAAGATGACTTTTTTAACAAACAATTATGAGCGAGAAACAGCCAGCTCACAGTATTTAAAACTAGCACCTAATACGAGTGCTACTATCAGGATAGTATCAAAAGCCGTAGAGGGCTATCAGGTCTTTATGGATGGAAAGCCTATAAGATGGACTGTTGACGGAGAGATGCCTAAAAAAGCTTTTGCAGCAGATGACAAAGTGAGACCGTTTGCAGCGTTTACTGTATGGCATAAAGAGGACTCACAGTTTAAGATTTACAGCTGTACAACTAGAAGCGTACTCCAGGAGATAGGTAACTTATCAGAAGTGGAGGGCGATCCAATGACATACGACCTGAAAATAACTCGTAAAGGGGCGGGCTTAGATACTAAGTACTATGTGAGAGTAGATAGTAAAGAGGCTTTCGATTTAGATATGTGCGAGCTCTCTCAGAAGTTCAATGATAAAATAGATATGGAGCAGCTATTTGTAGAGGGCGGTAATCCCTTTAAGCCTGTAAGCGTAGAGGCATGAAGCTCGATACTATACGACTATCCTTTAGCGCTCTTAAAGCCTTCGCTAAATCTCCAGCCCATTTCGCATACTATAAAAAGAGAGCCTTTAAAGCAAGCGCTCCTATGCGAAGGGGTAAGCTCACCCATGAGCTAGTACTAGAGCCAGAGAAAGCTCAACTAGTTTTAGACGTAGCTACGAGAGCTAATAAGCAATTTAAAGCGGCTGTAGAGGAGTATGGCGAAGATTCGGTATATACTCGCAGAGAGCATAACGAAGCTAGAAACTTAGCCTCTGCTGTAATGAATCACCCTCTAGCTAATAAGCTTATAAACGAAGCTACGAGCAAAGAGGAGCATATACACTTCGACTTAGACGGCGTTAAATTTCATGGCTTTGCGGATATAATAGGACATGACTATATAGCGGATCTAAAGATAACAGATAACGAGCCTAAGAAGTTCCAGCGCTGGGTACTAGATAACTTATATCATATGCAGCTGGCTCTGTACTCTCATGGAGTATTCAACTCAGAGGCTCGTATAAAGCACTATCTAATAACATGCGATCCGAATGCTCCGTATGGAGTAATAGTGTACGAGCTCACAGCGGAGGTGATGGAGGATGGCTTTAATAGAGCACGCTTAGAAGTGAGCATGTTTAAAGATTGGTACAGAGGCTGGGATGGAGAGAGCACTCCTAAGAGCTACGACTACAGCGAACCTTTAAATTCAGCAATGACATTAGAACTCCCAGCATGGTACAGATAAACGGATTAAAAAAGTATATAGTAACGCTATATGGCAGTAATAAGGCTTGCTACGAAGCTCTAGGAGTAAATAGAAGTACGCTCTACAGATGGATAAATAAGAGCCCTAGACGTATGCTTAGATACTGCGATATGATAGTAAAGCAAACAGATACTACGAAGCTCCAACTAGAGGGAGAGATACTGTATCAAGATGAGCAGATAAATGGCTAAAATTGAGCTATATAATATCGACTGCATGGAGTACTTAAAGACTCTAGAGGATAATGCTTATGAGCTTGCTATAGTAGATCCTCCTTATGGTATAGGTTTTGATAATAAAGTAAGAGATAAAAAAAATAAAAATTGGGACTCTAAAATACCAGATAATAAATACTTTTCAGAGCTTTTTAGAGTTAGCAAAAACCTTATTATATGGGGTGCGAATTATTTTCCTTATATATGGGAAAGCGGATGTAAAGGGTTTATTTTTTGGAATAAAGACGTAAATTTTGATAGCTATTCAGCTGGAGAGTTAGCTTTTACCAGTTTTAATAGACCAGCAAAATATTACTATTATGCATGGAACGGTTTAGCGGATGGAGTCAGAGGAAGAAACAAAAAACAAAAAACTATACACCCCACACAAAAACCTGTTAAGCTCTACGAGTGGTTATTAATGAACTACGCAAAAGATGGAGATAAAATACTTGATACTCACCTAGGGAGTGGCTCTATTGCTATAGCCTGTCATAATTTAAACTATGATCTAGTAGGTTGTGAAATAGATACAGATTACTACAATGCAGCTTGTAAGAGGTTAAAACAGCATCAAGCTCAATTAACTATATTCTAATGGCTAAGGAAGGGATATGGATACCTATGGAGATATTAGGCCTAACACAGCTTACAATGGTTGAGAGGTATATACTAGCAGATATCACTCACTTCCATGATAACGGCAAAGTGTATTTTAAGACTAATACTACACTAGCAGAGGAGTGTAAAAGCTCCACAGCTTCCATAACTAGAGCTATCTCTAATCTAGTCAAATTTAGCCATATTAAGATACAACAAAGCTCTCCTGTTAGGAAGATTGTACCTAATCAGATTGATGAGCCACCTAATCAAATTGATGAGCCACCTAATCACTGTGATGAGGCACCTAATCAAATTGATGAGCCACCTAATCAAATTGATGAACATAAGAGTAAAGTAAAGAGTAAAGTAAAGAGTAAAATAAAAAGTAAAATAAAGAAAGGGGTTATTTATCCATTTAAAGAAAAAGAATTTTTAGACGCTTGGAAGATTTGGATAGAGGAGAGAGCAGCTAACCAATATAAAAAATACACAGAACGAGCAGAGCAGGGAGCTCTCCATAAACTTCAAAAAATTAGTAACCATGACTACAAAACAGCAATTGCCATTATCAACGAGTCAATCAGTAACGGCTGGAGAGGACTCTTCCCGCTTAAAGAAAGCAAGCAAAATAGCCCAGAGCTCGATATTGAAAAAACGCTTAAATGGGCTTATGGAGAACGTTAATCTAGTTATGAAGGGCTATAAGCCTGAGACAGCCTTTAAAGATGGTATAGTTCTACAGAGTGCGGATATGCATGCAGCTGGGGATATTAGGTTTTTTCTTTTAGCTCAATTAAAGAGATTAGTAAACGGAGTAAATGCTACGAGAACTTTTAAGAATGATGAGGACTATCACGATTGCATAGAAGATATTTTAGAGGTGTTTCCTAGCCTCAAGGTTGAGGAGGTGCTAATATGCTTTAAATACATTAGACAAGGTAAGTATGATCTCTATGGCACTCTATGTACAGGATCTATAATTAAGAGCCTTCACGCTTACGAGGAGAAATACACAATTCCATTTAGAGAGGAGAAGCATGCAGCTTATGAGCCCTATCTCAATGGAATGATTGACTGGCAGCAGCTAGGAGAGGCTTTAACAGTAGATCAACCTAGTAAATTATCACTAGAAGAGTGGCTAAAAAGAAAGTAAGTAGGCGGCTTCTAGTTAAGAAGCTAGATGCTGCATTCAGTAAATATATAAGATGGAGAGCTGCTGACTCTGATGGTAACGTAAAGTGCGTTACATGTGACACAGTAGCTCCAGTCAAATCAATGCAGAATGGACACTTTATGAGCAGAAAACACTACAGCCTAAGATGGCACGCTTACGGGAATTGTAATCCGCAATGCTATGGCTGTAATATAGGCTCTCAGGGCAACCAATTTAAGCACGGGCAATACATAGACCATAAATACGGAGAAGGCACAGCTATGAGGCTCCTAGAGCGCTCTACAGAGACGAGGAAGTACACTGACCAGGAACTAATACAATTAACTAAACATTATAAAAAGAAAGTAGATGAATATCTCAACAAACACAGTTAAGAGAGCACCTAGAAATCTAAGGTACACACCTGAGACAATGGAGCTATTTTTAAAAGCCGAAGAGCTAGCCCAAGACGTAGGCAAGACAGGCCCCCAGCTATGGAGGGGGAAGAGTAGAGCACAGCCATTAACTCTCATTAGACATTGTATTATGTACATACTGAGAGAGGAGTTCTACTGGAACTTCACAGAGATAGGTAGAGTATTTGGCAAGCAATATTGTACTGTCATCTATGCATGTAGGAGGATGAGAGAGCTAAAAGAGATTAACGATCCACAGGTAACAAGATATATACACCGATTAACT